TGACGCAACTTCTGCTGCGTTGTATGTCCAAAACTCTACCGATACCGGAAAAATTGCCTCGTTTAGGAGTAACGGCTCGATTGCTAACGGCGGGGATGAAGTTTTAGGTGTTACTGCTAACCGCGTAGACGTAACAGGTACGGTTGCCATAACAGACCCTAACCCAAAACTAATCTTAAAAGACTCTAGTGATGCTGACGACCATCAGATTATCTTTCGTGACTCAAATGATGCAGACAAGCTGCAAATAACAAGCGCAAACAGTAATCTAAACTTTATTACTGCCGATAGTGACCAAAGTATACTAATGAGACCTAATAGCACAACAGTGCTGGAAGTTGATACTACAGGTATAGACGTAACAGGTGATGTTGCAGCTACTACAGTAACAGTGGGAGATGGAACATCTACAGATTTAAAACTTTATAAAGACGGTAGTAATAACTGCTTTATTGAGCAGCGAGGCTCTGGCGGTTTAGAAATATCGGGCATATATGGCAAGTTATCTAACGAATCGAATCAAGAACTAATTTCTTGGGATACCGATAATGCGGCTTTATCTTGGCGTGGTGCTTCTGGCGCAGGGCTTAAACTCACAACCACAGAAACAGGAATAGCCGTTACAGGTACAGTTACTGCTGATGCTATTAAATTTACTACTGATCCTACTGATGACGCTAAGATATTCACAGAATTAACCGGCGCCACCACGGCGCTAGTAATTCAATCTAAAGATGATGGAGACGACAGTATAGTTCTTCGGAGTCATAATGCTGGCGTAGGGCAAGTAGACGTACTTGTAGCAACAAAAACAGGCATAGACGTAACAGGTAGAGTAGCCGCTGAATCGTTTAAAGGGACGAGTGCCACTACCATTACCGACTTCGTTACTAACGTAGGTGTCGACCCTAGCAATACAACGGTACCTACTTCGGGTGCTGTTAAGGCTTATGTAGATGCTGCTAGCGGCGGGGGTGTAAGTCTAGCAGACACTCTGGCGCTTGGTAACACTACTGGCGCTAACGACATAAACGTAACTGGCACCCAAAAAATCAACTTTGGTGGTACTACAGGCGACTACTTGCGAATATACGAGGCTGGTGGGGGCGATGGGTATATTGAACAGCTAGGTGCTGGCAATCTTGTAATTCAAGGTCAAGAAACTAGCCTGAGAAATGATGCTGGTGCAATACTAATAAAAACCATACAAAACACTGTGCAACTTTTTTCCCGTGGCGAAAGTACCCCGGGCATAAAGTTATCGACTACAAATGATGGCATACAAGTAACGGGTACAACTACTGGCAATAATTTTAGACACAACAACAATAATGTTACAACCGAACAGTGGTCTTCGTTTGCCCGTGACGGAGGGAGTAACGCTCTTTATGTACAGCAAGGGTCAAACTCCCACCCTATAGCTACTTTTAATAAAGGTAGTACGCAAGCTGGGACAGGTACTACAGTATTAGCGGTTACTCCAGACGGTATAACTGTAACAGGGGCCGTAACAGGGGACGTATCAGGGGACGTAACAGGGAACGTAACAGGTAATCTAACTGGTAGTGTGACTGTCCCTAACGGGGGGAATATCTCTCTTGGAGACGGCGAGAAAATAAACTTCGGTGATGCTAATGACCTCCAAATATATTTTAACGCCGCTGACAGCTTTATAGACTACCGGGGGGGTAGTGCCGGTAACATGTACGTGATTGGGGATACTTTCCGCCTACGAAACAGCAACTCAAAAGATGTATTTGTCCAAGACGCGAACGATATAACTATAAGACGTTGGACAACTGGAGCGTCCAACCCGATAAACCGTCTTAGCACTAATTCCTCGGGGGTAAATTTATATTCGGAAATTTCTGGGAGTGCGGTAACACGTTTACTCACAACCTCAACTGGTCTCAATATTAGAAAAAATAACGGGTCTAGTAATAGTTTTTCTATCACTGACACACAAGCAACGTTTTCTACCCCACTAAGCGTACAAGGTATATTGACCGCAGACGTACAAATGGGTATTCAGGCGCTTAGTAGTGAGTCGAATGGTAATGTCGATGCGTCGTTAGTCATAACCGCAGACGGCACCGATAAGTACGCCAAAGTAGAGATGTTAGGCGATAATGGTTCCTACATAGACCTTAAAAACATCGGGGGAAATGCAAACTACGGATTACGGCTAGACCACGATGTTACGAGTAACGGCCACAGTACAGTAAAGTCCTCGACTGGAGACTTGCGGTTAACAACTGACGTGGATGCCGGCGCTGTAAATATCCAACACGAGCAAAAAAATAGGCTAATAACGAGCGACACGGGAGTATCTTTTTACGGTGCTATAAACAGTACCGCTACTCCCGGTGCAAAAATTACTATAAACAACAACGACGTTAATTTGTACTCCGCATACGTGACTAACAACGCGACTATCGGCGGGACTTTAGGTGTAACAGGATTAGCTACATTCGACGATCTTACCGTCACGGGGACGCTCAACGCATCAGTAGCTTCTGCTAGTTTCGCAAATTTTGCTACTAACGCTACTAACGCCACTAACGCTGACAATATAAAGTTAGAAGTATATTCGGGCACGGGCACTAACATGAGAGTGCTTTTTAGTAACAGTACTGCCGGAAATGCTACTGTTTTCACCGATCCGGGAATCAAGTACAACCCTATAAATGACGTTCTTACGACCACGACAGAGAAGGTACGCCTAAACATTACAACTTCTACTTCCGCGCTTCTAATACCTTTCTCAGGGACATCAAGCGGAACAGCTACCAGTAACGCGAATTTATACAAAGACACCGGTTTTAGCTACCAACCCTCAGCAGGCACACTAAGGGTGCCGAAGGTACGAGTTAACGCTAGCGGGCTAGTTATATCCGGCACAGCCGTAACTGCGACCGCCGCAGAGTTAAACAGATGCGACATAACCACGGCAGGGTTAGTACAAGCAAACAAAGTAGTGACGTCTGATTCCTCGGGAGACGTGCGATTCCCTAGTGGAATATCCTTAGGCTTCGGGAATCCCGATGACGCTACCTTTGAGCAAGTCGGTAATGATTTTCGATTAGGGTTAGCAGCAGGGACTAACAACTTCTTAATTCGGGATTTAGCATCTCCTACTTCAGCAAGGCACCAGTTTACCAAAGACGGCGCTTACGTTGCTTCAGGAAATATAACCGCGTTTTCTGACCGTAGGATAAAAGAAAATATCGAGGTGATCCCCGACGCACTAGATAAAGTGTCTAAACTGAGCGGGTACACGTACGACCGTACAGATAAAGACGGCCCGCGGGAAACAGGCTGCATAGCTCAAGAAATCCTAGAAGTGCTACCAGAAGCAGTTATGGGGTCAGAAGATGAGACCTACAGCGTGGCTTACGGAAACATGGTTGGCTTGTTAGTTGAAGCGATAAAAGAACTCAAGTCTGAAGTAGAAGACTTAAAAGCTAAATTGGAGGACTAGTATGGGCTATTTTGCTTTTCCCAACGCTATATCGGCAGGGGGGGACTCGCTCTCAGCGTCGGATTTTAACACCGCCACAAACCCGGGAAATGAGGGTGGTGGCAAGGTGTCTCTTGGGGATACAATTATTAGCGGTATCGTACAAAAATCCCCGGGCGACACAATATCATTTAGTGACTTTGCGGGGTACACCGCCGCACACTTCCAAGTAAACGTAGGCCAAAGAAACAATGACCCGTACTACGGTTTTAGCGTCGGCGGCCCCGGTACTTTTGGGAACATATATAACCAAGGTACCCCAGTTGTTTCCCCCAATAGGCAAAATAACTACTACTTTACCCAAGGATCCACAGGAACAGCACTCCCTGAAGAAGGATTTATGATGGATATTACTAGTTGTTTTTGGCGAGAATTTCCTACTAACACTTATGAATTTTATGTGCAGGGTACAGACGCGGTAACGCCCGAGCCGCAGTACAGCCGCGGGGGAATCTTAGATAACCCAAGCCCTCCACCTGACTATATAGATGTCCCTCACAGTTTTTGGAGGTGGCACCGTTTGTCTGTTGGGCCTAGAGCTTCGCAGTTGGGTACGTCGTACCCTCCGCCACCCCTCCCGTATACGACTCGGCCCAACAATGATATTGACTTTTCATCAGGAGGTATGCCGTGGAGAATATCAGCTTCAGCGGGAACCAACCCTTTTGGCACAACCGTAGGCGCCCGAGTAGAGGTAGTTTTCTCTACAAATAGAAACGACCTTAGCTCGCTAGTATAGGTGCCGTAGCACTTATTTACATGTAAACTAACAACACACAACCAAGAGGCAGTACTTATGAAATATTTAATTCTTATCGCAGCGTGTATCCCAGCTTTAGCTCTGGGCCAAAGTCTAGAGGAGACCGGCACATTGCACCGCTGGGACTACGTTGACCTAATTATGGGCGTATTGTCTACAATGGGCGGTGGCGCAGCATTAGCAGCGTATGTGCCTGTAAAGGTACAAAAAGCTATTCCCGGCGTCCGAATGCTGATTAACTTCGTTGGGCAAAACTTCCGTAACGCGAAGAATAAGGACGATTAGTATGGATCTGACAGAAGTAGTTGGCATGGCGACAGCCATAGTTGTCGCTCTTTCAGGAGGCATGATCGTGCTTTGGAGGAACAACCACGAGACCGTACAGGCTAGGATTAAACGCGCTGAAGAGAAGTTAGATGCGTGCGAGACTAACCACAAAGAGGCTAACACGGCGCTAATTCAGCTCTCGGAACGTGTCGGTAATCTTGAAGGTATGGCAAAACGAATCCGAGAAGTCCCGAGTGCCTAAGCGTGGCGAAGCAGTTGTAATTGCTAGGCGTAACAAATCAATAGCGGAGCAGATTGATGAAATCAAAAATAGCCGTGAGCTTGGTATGCGTAGGGCTTACCATAGCTCTGTTCTCGCCGAACTTGAGCGCCGAAACAAATACAAAACTACTGTTTACGTACACCCCTCCGACGACGAGGATTGACGGAACTCCTCTACCAGCGGATGAAATTGCTGGCTACGAGTTAAGTGGTGGCGGGTTGTTCGCTGAAATATCAAAGGATGTTACCGAATATGAAGCGTTGGACTACACGCTACCGAGTGAAGGCGCTTGTTTTTCGTTGGTTACGAAAGACACGTCGGGCAGTCGAAGTGATCCTGCTGAAGCGTGTATCCCCGCGCTACCAAACCCGCCGGTACAATTTACTGTGGAGATCAGGCAGTAACATGATAGTAGACAAGAACCGATTATCGAAGCAGTTAGTTAAACACGAAGGTATGGTGCTAATGCCATACCGATGCACTTCTAACAAATTAACCATAGGTGTGGGGCGCAATCTAGACGATAACGGCGTGACAGAAGCCGAAGCTATGTATCTGCTTGGTAACGACATAACTAGGGCAGTAGAAGATTGCTCGAACCACTTTGATTGGTTTCATGACATGCCCATACACGTACGCGAAGCTGTTGTTAACCTTGTATTTAACATGGGGGTATCACGATTTAGCAAATTTAAGAAAACGATAGCTTTTTTAAAGGCCGAAGAGTGGGAGCGTGCAGGAGTCGAACTTTTAGACAGCCGATATGCGGAACAAACTAAAGGTCGTGCAGTTGAGATTGCAAACCAAATAGCGGGTACGTAGACAATGTCGCTTAAAAAGATACAGCTCAAAGCGGGAGTTAACAAAGAACGAACTCGGTACTCTGATGAAGATGGTTGGTTCGATAGCGACAAGGTACGTTTTCGCCAGTCCCTTCCAGAAAAAATTGGTGGGTGGCGGCAAATATCGGTAAATACGTTCCTAGGTGTTTGTCGGTCGTTACACAACTGGATAACTCTAAACGGTACAAACTACATGGGGGTGGGTACCCACCTTAAATTCTATGTAGAGACTTCTGGGGCGTATAACGACATTACCCCGTTACGAGAGGTAACACACCAACTAAGCAACCCCTTTGCCACAACGTCAGGATCAAATACAGTAACTGTCTCTGACACCGATATTGTCTACAAAGCAGGGGACTCGGTGCGGTTTAGTGGGGTAGATACCAACGTAGGGGGTATTCCTGCTAGCGAGATGAACGCGGCGTTCGTCATAGTGTCAGTTGGGACAGGAACGTACACTATCAATACTACTACCGCGGCAAACACCACTACCTCAACCGCAGGGGGCACTGTATCCGCAGGGTACACCGACATATTGCTAGGTAACAACCCAATAGCTACCGCAAGCGGTTCTAACGTACTAACCATTACAGACACCGCCGGAGGATACAAAAACGCTGATTTTGTAACGATTAGTGGCGCCACAGCGTTTAACGGTATCCCAGCTACTGAAATAAACAAGGAACACGAGATAACGTATAACCCTATCGGTGGAGGGAGCACGTACACAATTACAGTCACTTCAAATGCTTCAAGTACGGGCGCTGGAGGAGGTAATGCGGTCGTTGCGGAGTACCAGATAAACACTGGAGCAGAGGTAGCAGTTCCTGTATCGGGGTGGGGTAGTGGCGCATACGGCGCGGGACAATGGGGGATCGGACAGGCTACCCAACTACAACTCCGTGCGTGGAGCCAGTCTAATTTTGGGGAGGACTTAATATTCGGGCCTCGTAGTGGGCCAATATACTACTGGGACGCTAGTGCGGGGGCGAATTACCGAGCCAAACTACTCGCAAGTTTGCCCGGGGCTTCCGAAGTACCTATCCAACAAAATATCTTATTAGTGTCAGACGTAAGCAGGTTTGTGTTCGCTTTCGGGACTAATGATGTGTTTACAACAATCGTTGACCCTATGTTGGTTCGTTGGGCGAAACAAGAGGATGCTGTTAACTGGAGACCCGAAGCGACTAACCAAGCGGGTAGTATTCGTTTATCCAGAGGCAGTGAGATATTTGCTGTGCAACAAGCTCGGCAGGAGATACTTGTTTGGACAGACGCCGCGTTGTACTCGCTACAATACGTAGGCGCCCCCGTGGTTTGGTCATCTCAACTCGTCGGAGAGAACATATCCACCGCGTCGCAAAACTGCATAGCGTATGCAAACGGTGTCGCCTATTGGATGGGTAGGGATAAGTTTTTCCAGTACGACGGACGAACTGCCCCTATACGTTGCGACCTTCGCAGGTATATATTTGAAGATCTCAATGAAGATCAGTACGCTCAAGTAACTGCCGGAACCAACGAAGGGTTTCATGAAGTGTGGTGGTTCTATTGCTCAAAAAGTTCAAGCACCAATGATAGGTACGTCATATACAACTACGCGGAGGACATCTGGTATCACGGTAGCTTAGGACGAACCGCGTGGATAGACTCAGGACTTAGACAGTACCCAACAGCAGCGACATACTCCAACAACTTGGTATACCACGAAGACGGGTTAGATGACGGGGAAACAGCACTCCCCGGAAGCCCAATAGTATCTAAAATTACTTCCACACAATTTGATTTAGATGATGGGGAACGTTTTATGTTTGTTTGGAGAGTATTGCCAGATCTGACTTTTGACGGGTCGGCTCCGGGATCTACTCCTGCAATGAAAATAACCTTATACCCGTCAAAGAGTTCAGGGTCAGGGAGAAATTCCCCCGCGTCTGAAGGTGGGTCAAACGAATATACTGTGTCAAGAAGTAGTGTTGATGCAAATACTGGAGTAGAAAAATACACCCCACAAATAAACACTCGTGTACGCGGTCGCCAACTAGCAATAGAGCTATCTTCAAACACTACAGGCGTACAATGGCAACTAGGTACTCCGCGCATTGATATGCGCCCAGATGGACGGCGGGGGTAACTATGCCGGGAGATAACACAGAATACGATATAGGGTTCCGCGCTCCGGCACTACCCTACCCCCCTAACGAGTATAATAGCGCGGTTTTTGAGCAATTTAATAACGTATTACGTCTGTATTTCAACAATATAGACAACGCACTACGGAGTAATATGATCGTGTCAGAACCCTATGAATTACGGGTGTCTCGTGGGTTAGTTGTCGGGGCCAGCACTGTAAACAAGTTTGGGTCGAACTCAGACGTAGGTGGGGCAGAAGAGACTATCTGGACAAACGGGGGGAACATAACGTGGCCTGCGACTGCGTTTACCGCTTACATAGTTAGTACTGACGCAGCAGACGCAAGTGCAGGTACGGGCGCAAGAGTAGTGACAGTACAAGGACTTGATTCAGACTACAATTTCCAAACCGTGAGCGTAACCCTTAACGGTACGACGGCGGTAACTATCAGCGGCGCTAATCCTTGGCTACGTATAAACCGAGCGTTTGTAACATCTTCAGGTACAGGCGGCGGGGCTGCGGGCACTATAACGATACAAAACGGGGGAGCTACGGTCGTATATGCTAACCTCGGTTTGGGCAACCAGACGCAGATGGCGGTGTACACAGTCCCTGCGGGACATACGCTATACGTAGACCAGATAACGTTCACTGCCGCAATATCTACAGGCAGTAATTCCGCCACTGTTAAGTTGAGTACCCGAGATTTCGGCTCCAACACGTTCCGCACAAGGTATACAGCCGATTTACAGAGCGGGGAGTTGATAAACTCGCTACAATACCCACTAGCGTTACCGGAAAAAACGGACATAGAAGCTAGAGCAGTAATGTCTGCCGGAGCTGCATCTATATCGGCATTTTTTGAGGGGGTGCTAATTGCAAATTAAACCTGCGTACGTAGATGGCAGAAAGAAAATGCTCCCTAACCCTGAAATAATCATGGGTTCTCTTACTGTACACACTCCTGATAAAGAACCTTCTGACGAAGAACAAAATGGTTTATTCGCCGCGGCGCTTTCTCCAGATCAGCAAATGGTGCAAATATATAACACTGTGTTTGCTTTTAACGCTAAACAAAAAAACGAAGATGTAGTTGCGTTAACTAGAATATTTAATGTAGATACGCCAAAAAACTTTGCCAAGAACCTATTGGAGTTTATAGGTGTGGCTCAACGCAGAGAAATTACTCTCATATTAGCCCCCATCCCTACGTACACAAGAGCGGATTTAACTATCGTAAACAACGCCGTGCACGAAGTTGACAAGACCGCAAAAAAACTAGGGTTAGATGTTAAAATTGATTTAGGTAGAAGTAAGAATGGGCTATTTATGCTTTACGCTAAACCCGGCACTAAACCTATACTAGAAACTATGGGTCTATTATGAGTTGGTGGTCTGAAAACATTACTGACCCGTGGAAAAGTTCAATTTTCTATAATGCGTGGGACTCTATAAGAGAAGAAGTTTTTGACGAATTTCTTGGTCTAGACTCCGTGGTGGAGTTTACATTAGGCGGCGGGTTTGAGGAAGAGATCGGGCGTCTTGGTAGTTGGATTGACGATGAGATAATTCAGCCTGTATACGAGTTCCAAAAAGGGTTCTTCCAATCCCTAGCCGACGACCCGCTTTACGCAATAGCGATGGTAGTAGCTATAGTCTTTTCGCCTGTATTTCCCGCCGGCCCAGCTTTAGTAGCAGGAATTAAGACTAAGTCCGACGGCGGTACTTGGGGGGAAGCTATTATAGCAGGAGTCGCTACCTACGCAGGTGCGCAAGTAGGCGCTGGGGTTGGCGAATACGTTGGAGGAGCAGCAGGTAATGCTGCCGGAGCAGTAGGCCTTTCGGCGTCTACAGCGGCTTCTATAGGTTCGGTAGTAGGGGACGTAATAGGTACGGGAGTCTCCGCCGGAACAACTGAAGTAATTAGAGGCGGCAGTTTTCAAGATGCTTTTGAGAACGGCGCGCTAACCGCTGGGCTAACTATGGCTGTAGGGTACGGCTTAGGAAGATTAGAAGATGCTTCAGGGATAAGACTAAGTAAAGATGTTAGATCGAGTGAGCTTGATGACGGAGCAATGGGGCCACCTGAACCACTGCCGCAAAGAGACGTCGCGGGCATACCCACTAATTTAAAATTCGTGCCTAGAGTTGTGCAAGAGGTTTTAGGCGCCACACTAGCCGCAGAACTACAGAATAAAGAACTAGACAGCGAGTTTTTTGCTAACGTAATTACTAAGTCGGTAATAACCACAGAAGTTATTGGTAACGTAGTCGGCAAAATGAGGTTTGACAATACCGTTGAAGATAGTTGGTTTGATAGTGAGCAGGGTGCTCGCTTCATGGTTGCAATTACTCCGTCGATACAAAATACAATAGCTACAATAGCTGTTGAGGGGTTAAACGAAGAGTCCGGGCGGATTGCTGGGGAAAACGTATATAAAGCGTTAGATGCTTTTGGTCAAGCAGAGATAGCTAACCAAATAAGCGGCTTCATGGAAACCACGGGCAAAGATTTAATTGATGACGCATTGGCTATAGTAGGTGCCGGATACGGAAAACTAAAAGACGCTATAACGGGACAGGAAAAGTTATCAGATGAGGTAAACGTATTTATAAATCAACGCAACGAAATAATGGCCCCGCTAGAAGAACAACTTAGGTTGCTACAAGAACAACAAGATCTGTTAGGTAAATCAATAGGAGTAAACGATTTAAAACTTAACCAAGGTCGTTTTAATGATTCTATAGACAAGATGGGGTATATATACAGCGACAACGCTGAGTACTTTAAGGGAGACCGGGTTGATATAATAGGGATAAAAGGTGATTTTCCAACAGACGAGAATAGATTAGGTGGGGCGTATTACTATCTAAAAGACGACGACGGGGATGGCGAGTCTGATAACGGCGGATTCGATCAATACTTTATAGACTTTATGGAGTACCAAGCAGACCCTGCTGGTGATATTTCTACATACGAGTTTGATTACAAAAATAAAATACGCCAAGCGGTCGATAACAATTTTGAAGGTAGGGAATCTTACGATGCGATAGATAGTTTAGGAAACCCAATTAAAGCCTACGTGATACCAGTTTGGCAGACCTCTGGTACAGGTGGGGGGTCTCGCGGCAACGAAGGACTAGAAAAAAACTATATACACGTCTCTGAAGACGGACAGTTGTTGGGGGGCCAACTAGGATACAGCACAAATGGTATTACTAGCACAGCAGACCCTATAGAAGGCGCGGTATTCAGAGTAACTGCACGGGATACTCTAGACCAAATAAATAGTTTTAACGAGGCACAAGATAAATTTAACCTTGATTGGGGAAACATAAAAGACGATATAGCGGAGCTGGACGTGCAGATAGACGCGTTCAGCCCAGATGTGTTATCGGGGTTCGACACTATACAGACACTCATGGACGAGTACACAGTAGCAACCGACAGTTTAGGGGAGGTACTAAAACCTTTCCAAGACCAAACAAACTCCGCCTTTATAAGTGCGTTAGACCCTAACTTTAACTCTGCTCAATACAAAGAAATTAACCAACTACCTAGCAGCTTATCTGATGAAGAAGCTAGGGAGCATTTCTTATCTGTGGGTATAAAAGAAGACCTCAACACTAATTTTGAGTCTTGGCAAGCAGAGCAGGCGCAAGCGAAAACCGCGTATAAAGATGCGGTATACAATTCTTTAGGAATAGACCCGAGCGTTCTGTCGGCGGAAGAAGCAAAAGCGTTTAACAAAGTGTTAAACGACAAAATAAGTTCGGAGTTTACAGACGACCTTGGCAACGTTAACTCCGCTGCTGTGGCGGCATTGCTCAACACCCCAGAGTTTTACGATAGCGCCCCCGCGTTGTTTAGAGACTTTAGAAACGAATTACGACCGGAAACCCCAGACTTATCGGATACCCTCGTTGCCCCTGCACCCACCATTGAGGATGTACAAGAACGTCCTGTATGGACACCAGACAATGCTTTCATAGCAGAAGGACAGCCAGAACCTGAAGTGCCATTTTATTTACGCCCCCCAAATGATGACATATCGTGGACGGACGTGGTTCAAGGAAATGCTGCGGTCACTTACAACGAAGACACAGGGCGCAAAGAATTTGTAAGCGCCCCTAAAAATGATGCCGGCGAGTATATTACTAAGTTTGATTTACTTGGCGATGGCGCGACGACGGTTAACAGCGGGCAAACTCTTAAAGATTATCAAACGACTGACCCACTAGGGTTCTTTAGCATAATGCAAGGGGCCATAGCTCAGGAAGTGCACAACGCCACTAGTGATGACGTTTGGGTGCCGGACAACTTCTTTATAGAAGGCGGTACCGATTGGAGGCCCGACAATGCGTTTATGGACAGCGAATTTACTAAAACAGTAGACAAGGAGTTCGGGGACGGGGCATTTACTTTTATAGACAACACCCTGCAAAGACTCGAATCCAGTGGCATGGATCAACGCAGCATAGACTCTATAACTAACACTGCTGCTAATGTGCTTAGGGCGGGCGGGGAGTTGTTAAACTCATGGAATAGCGCGACTGCTCTTATAGGTATAGAGCCTAATTCAACCGCGGCGGCGTTCTTCACCCAGTTAGAGGACGTAGGTACTGGGTATTTAACAGAAGACTACGCCGAGGGGCTAGTAGAACTTAGCAAAATTATGGATAGGGATATAGACCCTAACTTGTCGTGGTACCAACAAGGCATAGAGAAGGCTAAAAACATAGGAGAGGCGGCGCTAAGTGACCCCGGACTTTTCGCAGCGGAGTTTATTGGTAAAGAAGGTATACAAGAACTGCCTTCAATACTCTTTGGGGGTTTGCTCGGCAAAGCAGCCGACGTAGGTGTAGGTTTTGCCCAAAAAACCTTCGGCAAAGAAATGCTAGAAAACACAATAACTGAGAAGATACTAGACGTCGCGGGGGATGCGGTTACGTACACGGGTTCCGGATTCCTTGATGCTATGGAAGCTGGAGGCGGAGCGTACGATGCCGCATATGAAGAGGCTTACGCAGTTGAAAAAGCGAGACTTAATAAATTAGCTGACCAAGGACTAGTCTTAACTAACGCCCAAATAGAGGTTCAGGCTGAACAAGTCGCCTCTGCGATAGCTTTCGAGAACGGTTGGGTATCGGCTACCATGTCCGGCATTACGAGTGCTTGGTTCGGTAACTTAGCTGCGGAACGTGCTATACGACAAGGTGGTAGCAAGACCGCAGTAGAGGTACTCGACAGAGGGAAAGCGTTACTAGAAGATGGGATGAGTGTAGCTCAAGTAATGCTAAAAGAAGGGGTAAGTGAGGGTTTTGAAGAAGGTGCCGTACAAACGCATTTAGAGTCACTGTTATACTCTATAGACCCAACGCGCCCCGCTGCTGCGAATGTTGTGGGCGCGTCGTTATTAGGGACTATAGCAGGAGGGCCGATAGCCGGGGGCGCTCAGGTAATAAACGCTACGAGTAGTATAGGTAACAATATACTTGGAGCTACTAAAAACGCTGTTTCTGGGGCTATGAACTCAACTGCGCAGCTCCTAACTACGTTTAACCCTATAGTGAAACAAGCTATAGACAACGCGAAAGTAAAAGGTACCGAGGCAATAATAAATTTAGGGCTGATGTTCCAACGAGCGGGAATCAGCGACCAAGCTGCTGCTGACATGCTCGACTTAGCGGCCCCAGAATTGTTTATCTCTAGCAGCGATGTAGTAGACGCGTTTAGTATGCAAGGGTATGTGCCAACAGGCGCGGAGATTGTTAATTTTACTGGGATGGATAGAGCCGCTGCGGGGCTAGACGAAAACTTTCAGCCTGTTAACCAACAGATCGTAGACTATTTATTTACTCTACCTGACAAAGGCGCAGGTGGAGGTGTTGGTGGTACCGGCCTACCTATAAACGAGGATACTGGAGAACCCGAGTATAACTTACCTACTTCTAATGAAGAAGCTGGCCCAGCGCCTGTGGACGCAGACGGCAACCCAATACTTGTCGATAGGAACGGTAATCCGCTTTACGACACGAACGGCAACCCCATACTCGCTAACGAAGACAACAAACCTGTCTTTGACCCAGACGGCAATCCAATATCGTACGACGATAACGGCAATCCAATATCGTACGACGAGTTTGGCAACCCTGTGTACGTAGATAACCCTTGGGGAACGTTAGATGACGACACTGCGTCAGACGACCCTGTGGAAGATCCTGAACCAACCGGTTTAGGGCCAGACGATATAGAACCTACAGGTGAAGATGATCCGGTACAAGAAGACCTCTTCCCCGACATGCCTGTGGCAGAGTTTCCTAACCAGCCTTGGGCGGATCCCGAACCTGAAACACCTAGGGAAGACGCACCGATATACGACCCTGCTAATCCAGAACTAGGCCCGGAGGATGGGGATAACCCGACCGACGATGAATCGCTGCTCCCGGTACAAGAACAACTTCCTCTAGATGACCCTGATGTAGGTGATGTCGTTCCTGACATTGATCCAAGTGTAGATTTAGACACGGATACTGATGGAGATGGTATCCCCGACTATGCGGACGAGACTCCCTACGGAGATCCTGAGCCAGAACCAGAACCTGAGCCAGAACCAGAACCTGAGCCAGAACCAGAACCTGAGCCTGAGCCAGAACCAGAGCCTGAGCCAGAACCAGAACCTGAGCCAGAACCTGAGCCTGAGCCAGAACCAGAACCTGAGCCTGAGCCTGAGCCTGAGCCTGAGCCAGAACCAGAACCTGAGCCAGAACCAGAACCTGAGCCTGAGCCAGAACCAGAACCTGAGCCTGAGCCAGAACCTGAGCCAGAACCTGAGCCAGAACCTGAGCCTGAGCCAGAACCTGAGCCAGAACCTGAGCCAGAACCTGAGCCAGAACCTGAGCCAGAACTAGATCCGACCTCCAATGCAGACCTCCAAAGCCTGACAGACTTAATGATGCAGTTTGAAAGTGAGGGGATGGCGCGGGACGAGGCGTTCCAAGCGGCTATTGATGCACTAGCTGAAGCGTTAAATACTACGGAACGGGACATAGTAAACCAAATCCAACTTTCTCAAGCAGAAACCTTTGGAGCGTTAGGAGACGTTCGTAGCGAGCTAGATGCTATTAGCGAGCTTATGGGTAAGCCTGCAAGAGAGGTAACGCTCGATGACACGGAACTTGTTGCCGAAATAATCGCACAGCAAAATGTGCTTGACGACCCTACATCGTTTGTTTATACCGCAGAGCAGTTAGGGTATGATGTGTCGGGGGACGGCGTAGTAGACGCTACTGACCTTAACCTACTAAACTTAGCGTTATCTGGGGAACAAACATTTTTTGCCCCCAGTTCAGATTTCGCTGCTACAGGGTACTTTGGCGAACTAGAAGCAGAAAGATACGCTCGGCAGCAAGACGAGATAGCGAGACAAAGACAACGACAGGCAGATTTAGACGCTCAAGCAGCCTTAGATGCTCAAGCAGCTTTAGATGCCCAAACAGCTCTAGACACCCAAACAGCCCGAGATTTAGCGATTGCCACAGAAACTGCAAACAGACAGGCTTTAGAGCAAGGGCAGCAAATGTACAACACCCTTACCGCGACCGACACTGTTAGGGTAGACACGCCAGACGTAGCGGAGATAGACTATCTATACGACTTTGAGGATATATTCGCCAACCCAGAACAAGCAAGATTGTTTGGGCGGGATTACGGAGATAAGAAAAAATCCGCAGCGGGCGGCCTAATTAACAACGACACAGATGAAATACTACGCATTTTAGGTAAGAGGTAACACATGGCTTTATATGACGATATAATGGATTTTGGCTCTTCCGTATATGGTTCGGCTAACGACATCTACCAAAACGTTGCCGGTGATCGTGATTTAAAAGACGACGCAACAAGGCTATTTAATTTTGCCACAAACGACGATACCGGAAAAGCGCTTACGGCTTTAGGACTATCTGCTCTTGTAGATAGTAAGGGGTGGAACAAACCTGAAGTTCCTAAGACAGGGTACCAAGGTAAAATCCCTAGATACACCGCCGTGCGGGAACGTGTAAATAAAGACGATCGTCCTAATTCTCAATATGGGCAGCGTTACTTTTCCGACGTTACTTATGTCCCTACTTCGGATGCCGCAGCGGTAGACGCCGCTCGCCAAGCTGCACAAGCACAAAACGCTCAGATTATAGCCGATGAAGACAGGCGCGCAACGCCAATGGATTACGCCTCTGCGACTGCTCCTATAAGCGGGGCAGCGGCGCCGAGTAGCAACCTGTCATTAGTAGACCCTGACGGCCCAGTTTCAAGTGGTATCTACTCTCCTCCTCCGCTGACGGTTGGGAATTACGTAAGAGGTGGGCAAGTGCAGAACAACCGAGACGGTCGATATGCTACGGGTGGGGGCGTTACCCAGTTATCGGGCGGGCGATACCTAGACGGTATGTCTGATGGTATGGCCGATGAAGTTCCGGCTAACATAGAAGGACGACAAGAAGCTGCATTAAGCGATGGGGAGTTTGTTATTCCTGCCGACGTGGTTAGTCATTTGGGTAACGGCAGCTCTAATGCCGGAGCTGATGTACTCAACAACATGATGACTAAAGTACGTACAGAACGTACTGGCAATCCAAAACAAGGTAAACAAATAAACCCAGAACAACTTCTGGCTAAAGGAGGTATTGCGGGTCTCCCGGGGCGATACGCTAGTGGGGGTACCGTAAAGTACTTACAGGAAGGTGGCCCAACAGGAATAATGACGCAACCGGGGATTACCGCTGACAACGCTGCTCCTGCTGATGGCACTGCTCCTGCTGATGGCACTGCTGACGGTACCAACCCTACGGGTACTGGGGTAGGTGAAGACTTCACAATCGGGAATCAGGGTGCTGGCGGAGTTGCGACGGGGAAAGAATCCTCACTCTCTAACTGGGCGGGCGACTACGTTACTGACATGTTAGGTAGAGGTTGGGCGCTAGCAGATTTGCCTTTTGAGGCTTATCAAGGACAAAGAACAGCCGGAGCGTCGGACTTACAAAACCAAGCCTTTTCAAGTATTGGGAGTTTAGGACAGCCTACTAGCGCGCAAACTGACTATACTGCGGGAACTTTCGACACTGCGGCGCAAGAACAATACATGAGTCCCTACCTACAAGGTGCCCTAGAACCCCAACTTGCAGAGGCGCGGCGCCAAGCAAACATCTCTCGACTAGCTGATGCAGGACGTATGACGCAAGCGGGGGCATTTGGTGGGTCGCGGGGGGCTATTATGGATGCTGAAAACTCTCGCAACTTACAACGTAACCTTTCTGACATTACTGGGAAGGGGTACCAAACAGCATACGAGCAGGCTAGGGATCAGTTCAACGCGGAGCAAAACAGGGGCATGGACTCTGCGGAGCAGTATCGCCGTTACGGACTTGATGTGTTAGGTGCGCAGGCCGACGCTGGTTCTGTACAGAGAGATATAGAGCAGCAGAAACTTACGGCTGATGAAGAAGCGTACTACAAAGAACTGGATTTCCCGTACAAACAAGTACAGTATCTGCAATCTTTATTGCAAGGAATGCCACTAGCGGCGCAGTCCTATCAGTACAGTTCGCCGTCTGCTATAAACCAAACTTCTGGGGACGTGGCAGGGATTATGTCTTTGTTTGAAAACTATCTCAAGAAGCCCGCTGGGGACACCGCTGGTGACACCCCTGTAGTAGACCCAGATATAGGCGGAGCGTCGCCAGCCCCTACAGTAGACCCAGCCGCAGGCGGATCGTCGCCAGCCCCTACAGTAGACCCAGCTACAGGCGCAACAGCGTCGCCAGCTCCGGGCGTCAATGATGAAGACTTTTTTGTTTAGCGAGAATATACAATGGCCGGCATAGAACAACTGATTCAACAGAAAGAAGACGTTTACCGCAGTAACCCGCAAGCGTTAACGCAGAAGTACAATAAGGACAAGCAACTTATTGATCTGTTAGCCATGCAAAAATTAAAGTCTGAGAAAGAGTCGGCTGCTCGTGACATGCAGCTACAGATGCAACAAAACCCTCAGACTATAGCGCAACAACTCGAACAAGAGTTAATGACTCGGACTAAAGAAGAAGCCGTCCAACAAATTGGCGACCTTGCAAAACAAAACCAAAGTAAGAAACAGAACAACCTAAACAAGGTAGCCGCGCAAGGGATACCTTCAATTAAACCTCCAACTCCTCGTGCGGCGCCTACTGCCCCTCAACAGGCTCCGGCTAGACCCCAACAAGCTCCCCCAGTACGGGCGGCGCAAGGAGGAATCATGCGGTACTCGGGTGGAGGTTTAACGTCAGTGACAGTGACTCCCGAAGAGATTGCGGCGTACAGAAAACGCGGTGACCCTAGAACTAGCCAGTCGATGGCTAAGTTGTCAGACGCCGCTATAAAAGAGCGTATTCTTGACCAACGCCGCGTAGTGCTTGCCCGAAAGAGTAACCAAGGCGCACTGTCTCGTTCGGGTGGGCCGAGAGCAATACCCGTCAGTGCCGAACTAGCTGCTTTTGATAAGGCAAGAGCGACCGGAGAAACTACAACACCAGAAGCCCCTCGTGCGCCAGAAGCTGGCCCTTCAGTCGGCCCAATAAACGCAGCGGGGATACCGTCGCTTTTAGCAAAACCGCAACCTGAAGTAGAAGAAGTATCGGTAGATGAAGCATCCGTAGAGCAAGCGGTGAATACAGGGGGAGTTCCTATAGATAGGACTACCACTACTTCTTCTACTGTCACCGTTCCGCAGGGAGGAGACAGCACGCAGATAAGTGCGCAGCAGGGTATTTCCAAATACTCCCCAGCGGCTACCGCTAGTCCTAACACAGGTGAGGGTAGCTACATACAAGAGATGCTTGAAAATTTCGGCGGCCCAGATGCACAAGCCCGAGGTAAAGCCCAGCAAGAAGCGTACGGTAAGGACGTCGATAGAAAAGGGCTTGAGGCACTCTACGCCAAACAACGCGGTAGGTTAGCGGACTACGATAAAGCGGCGGGTTCTGAAGAGAACAACCGTGCAGCTAGACAGAGAGCAACCTTGTTGGGTATCGCCCAAGGCGGTTTACGTGGTGGGGCAGCGGCTGATGCTAACTTACGAAGCGCGCAACAACGCAACCAAAGAAAGGTATTTAAAGACGATCTAGATATGGAAATGGCCGCTAAGGTTAAGGACATTGAGCTAGCGCAAAAAGGTATGGACTTCGGGCAGAAAGCAGAACAACAACAAACTACCGCCAACAACGCGTTACTGCAAGCCGCTACGTCGTTGGGTAGAGATGAAACGAACCGAATAGAAAATCAAGCCAATCGTGAAAATCAGGCTATGCTTACTCGGTTGAAGATAGAGAACGACAAAGCTATAGCAGAGATGTCGAGAGTAGATACTACCTCCGCAAACGCTAGTAAAGACAAACAAACCAACGCGTACCTGCTCAACGATATAGGAGATCGGCTAAAAGAAGCAAGGGCAGACATCAATGCGGCGGTGTTAGCATCCGTTGCACAGGAAGAGTTTGATGACGCACTTCAAGACGCGAAGGGGAAAGCTAAAGGCACTCCAGAAGATTTGACGTTACAGAGAGCGTCGAACATGTTAGCTATCTATCGCGCAGCATTAGAACAAGGTTCAGGACTTGCGCAACTTGCAAACCAATATGCCGAAATATCTAAAAAACTTGGCTTATCTACACCTGATGGTGGTGGAGAACCCCCTAAAGTTAATATTGACGAAGTGCTTGGCTCTAAACTACTAACTGGCGAAAACATACCGAGATAAGTTAAATGGCTTTGCATGAAATATCTCTTAAAGACGGGTCTAAACTACGTGTAGAAGGCCCAGAAAATGCTACTGTGGAACAACTCCTACGCATACACAACGCCCCTAAACTATCGCCAGAACGCAAATTCGCAGAACAATATAGATCCACATACGAGGGTTACAAACCAGAAAGCGGGATCTTAGAAGACGTAACTAAGGGACTCGCCGCGGGAGCAGTGGGTACATATGAGTCCGCCGCACTTGGTGCAGCCGCGGCTCTCGATGAAGAAACAGAGTTAAAAGCCAGAAGTAAAATTAAAAACGTCGCAGAAGCAATCCGCCCTGACGGGGGCGACCCCGACTCCGTGTCTTACAAACTTGCTTCGGGCATAGGATCTATCTTAGCTTTTGCCCCTACCGCCGTGTTAGGGCCAGCCGCATTACCCGCCGCGGGCATATTAGGTATTGGCGCAGGTGCAGGGGAAGCAACTGAGCGTGCGCGAGCCGCAGGTGCTACTGAAGACGAACGCGGTGCTGCTACCTTGCGGGGTGCCGCTATAGGTGCGACCGAGATACTCCCTCTTGGGCGTATATTCAAACAGTTAGAGCTACCTATACTTAAAGACATGGAGAAGGCGCTCGGCACTGATGTAGTAGAAGGGTTTGGCGACCGTATAAAAAACGCCGCGATTACTGGTGGGGCAGAAGGCGCGCAAGAAGCGACTGCCGCTGTTTTGCAGAACATGAACGAACGTGGGTATAACCTCGAACAGGAGATACTCGATTCTGGGGTCAGCGAAGAAGCTCTTATCGGCGGCGGTGCGGGTGCGATACTACAATTCGTTGCTGATCTTGTTGCTCCTAAACGCCGGGGAGCCACCACAGAGGACACTCCACCAGAAGAAACTCCACCAGAAGAAACTTTAGCGTTACCTCCACCAACACCTGAACCCCCACAAGTCACACCCGAAGGGCAAGTACTTACTCCAGAACAGGCAGAAGCACGAATCGCTGCCAACGAACAAGCTCGGCTAGACGCTATGCGTCAACCTGCTGACCAGCCTAAGCTACCCAAACCTTCTGATGCTATACCTGTTACTCCTGAAGGGGAAGTATTGCCCTCTGCGGAGGCTGATCGTCGGGCGCTAGATGAGGGCAATAAGCAAAGAGAAGAGCGCGACAAAAAAACCGTTGCAGATAAAGCTAGTGCAGCGGCTGTAGCAGATATGCCCGCGCAAAGCGTGTTAAGTAAGCGTGAGAAAGACGAGGCAAAGCGGATAGAAGACACAGCGCGGGACAAGCGTAAAGACGCCCAACCCGATATGTTTTCGGCAGAGTTAGAAGCCGCAGAGACTTTACAGAGGCGCAGTGCTGCTAGTCCTGCCGACGTTATAACAGCGCAAACATTGGATCAGTTGAATGTTCCTAAAAGCAGTAAGTTACGTAAAGCAGTTGTAGGTAAGCCGGTCAATTCTCCTGAAGTACAGACCGCTCTCGATGAGGTCAAATTAAAAAACCCCGTTGCCCGTGAGCGAGTAGATTCCTTACGAACAGAACGCCCATCGGAGAAGGTAACTAAGAAAACTCTAGACGACTTAGGAGTAAACCCCCAAGCTGGCATACGTAAAGCAGTTATAGGTAAAGAGTTAGGCGACCCTGAAGTGCGTAAGAAGTTAGTTAGTTTCGCCAACAACCCAGTAGTGCCACGCGAGACGAGACAAAAAGTAGCGAATTTATTAGAAGGCGTACCACAAGAACAACAAAACCTAACTCCAACTGACAAACAAGGTGCGGCAAATGGAAGAGGACAAGTGGGACAGGCTACTGGAACTACAGGTAGAGCACGTAGAGCAAGCGTTCCACCAACTGACGGTGGGGTGGAATCGGCCCCAACGACAAGTACCGCCCAGCCTCCAGTACCTAAGTCAAAAGGATTGGGAGAAACTAGCGGACTTCCAACTAGCCCTGATAGCGGAGCGTTATTCTCAAAAGTTACATTAGCAGACTCAGTAACTACTCCAATAGCTCCAGTGGGGGCCATGCCGGCGCAAACTGCTGAGACAGTAGCGCAAGTTAAGAGCGCGCCACTTACTAAACAGACCGCAGAGAAAGCGATTAAATCCGCGGCTGAAAAAGCTCCTACTAAGAAACTGGTCTCAGAAGAAACTCCCGCTAAGAAAGCTGTGGTCAAGAAGAAAGTCGTAGCTAAGAAAGCTGTGGTCAAGAAGAAAGTCGTAGCTAAGAAAGCTGTGGCCAAGAAGAAAGTCGTAGCTAAGAAAGCTGTGGTCTCAGAAGAAACTCCCGCTAAGAAAGCTGTGGTCAAGAAGAAAGTCGTAGCTAAGAAAGCTGTGGTCTCAGAAGAAACTCCCGCTAAGAAAGCTGTGGTCAAGAAGAAAGTCGTGGGTGAGGACGGTACGTTACCCCCAGATATCGGCATATCTACCAAAGCGCAGGATAAGAACCTAGCCCGCAACGAAAAGGGGTACATAAACACGACCCCTAAAAGAAAAAATCCAGTGACCGACGCCGACGAAACTCTTGTATACACCGAAGTTGCCGCAAAGGTAGATTCAAACGCAGGGCGTCGCACCAAAAAAGAAAAAATACGAGTGGGGGTGCAAGCCTATTTTGGTAAGGGGCAGCGTATTGCAGACGCCCTAGCGGATTTGGCGTACGACATAGGGACGGGCACACCAAAATTTAGAGCTAGCCCTGAGTACAGTTCTAAGGTAGCGGAACAACTTGCTGGTCGTGGGGGCGATAGTGCTGTAAATACAAACGATTGGGTACTCAATAGTAACTTATCTGCCGAAACGAAAGAGTATTACGAAGCCCAAGTAGAGTATTACAAGAATTTAGAATCCAGAACGAGAAAAGAGATAACGCAACGAGACCAAGACCTAGTTACCAAACGCGAGACGGATGCTGCGGAAGCTGCGCTAATAGACTCGTACGTAGCGCCTAAAGGTAACGAAGGCAGCGTCCGACAAGAAGCAGATATTACCGCGGCTACCACGCAGGTACATCCAAGTGTCATGGCTAATCTGCGTGCTGGAGATTTGAAAACCGCTCTGTTCGCCTTAGCAGCTACCACTAACAATCCAAGACTACGTCAAATAGCTATGGCGCTAGCTCCACTCACAGGGACAACTTCTGTACGGGTTGCAGATGCGGGGGATAAGGTCGCCCAACGCGCTATACGCATGGACGCTAAAAAAGATGGGTCGGATCCAAAAAATATAATAGGGCTGTACGTACCTAGCGATTACGGACTTACAAACACCATCATACTAAATGCCGAAAGTGTAGAGGGGGTTACTCCAGAAGTACTCCTGCACGAAATGACGCACGCTGCCACGCTAGAAGCTATTAACAATAACCCCAATTCTTCGGTTGTTAAACAACTAAACCAATTGTACGAACTAGCAAAGACGCGATTAGGAACGAATAACGGAACTAAAAACCTAAAAGAGTTTGTCGCAGAGGCGTACGGTAATCCTAAGTTCCGAGCAGAGTTAGCGGACATATACCCCGATGCACGGGACGTAAGTGTATGGGAACGCTTTAAAAATATAATTACAAACTGGTTACGTTCGTTACCGACCCCAATGAAACGCGCCAAGATAGACATAGACGCTGTAGCCCGAGGGCAGTCTGTTGCGGATGCCACCGACGTGTTGATCGCCCGTATACTATCTCCCGCACCTAACACTAACACTGCACCGCTTAATGGTTCACAAGAGTCGGTTAGAAAAGTGCTAAACGATATGGGGGACTCGCAGCAAGAACCCGCGTTTACTGGCAAACAGCGAACTGCTTTTATCGACAAGGTAATGGACTTCCTTAGTACCGCCCCAGATAAGGCTGCAAGAACGTTATTTGGTTTTGCCCAAGCATGGTCATTAGCAGATATAGCTAATCGCATAGACCCTACACTAGGTAAGTTAGGGAAAAAGCTGCACACCGCATTGGACAACGTGCGTGCGGAGTTGCAGAAAGTCGATGATAACCTAAAAGCCACGCAACTAAGAGCTGCTCGATGGGCGGAAAATAACCCCGACCAACTGGCTAGGTTCAACAACATAGTGTACAAGAGCACTACTGAGAAAGTTGATCCAACAAAGCCAGCGAGTAAGTACAAGAGCGAGCGGCGAGCTAGAATATATAAAGAACTTAGGGAGGAGTGGGAAAAGCTCGACCCTGAAGGGCGACGAGTCTACATAGACATGCGTGACTCCTACAAAGCCCTGTTCGACCGCCTTAAAGCGGTAATACTGACTGAAGCAGGGGACACTGTAGTAGAGAAAGGCGAGGGTAAGGGGGAGAAGTTAGGGGACATACTTACCAAGAAGTTGTTTGCCAAGTCGGGGTTAGAGCCTTATTTCCCACTACTGCGGGAAGGTGGGTACAAACTTGTGTACCGCATAAAGACAGAGGCGCTAGAAGCACAAGGTCTCGATGAAGCGGGCATGGAGCGCGATAAGAAGCCCGTAGAGATGTTTAACACTAAACGCGAGCGGGACAGACGCATAAAAGAGCTTGAGTCCAATCCTGATATAGAACGTAGGCCGGATGGCTCTTTGTGGATAACAGAGTCGCAAGAATCAGTCCTAGACCTGACTAAGGGGGATGTTCTACCACCTACGGGGTTTGTTAGACAGACCTTAGAGGTAATGACTAACGCTAAGGTAGACAAGGAAGTAACCAACCAGATATTAACGTTGTATCTCGACGCCTTACCAGAATCAGCAGCGGCTAAATCCTTACAGCAACGGGTGGGAACGCCGGGGTACATCCCTGACGCGCTGTACACGTTTAACAGAAAAGGAGCTGACTTGGGAAGGCAGGTTGCTCGCATAGAGACGAACAACAAGCTACGGGGAATTCGTTTAGAGATAGCCGACCACAAGAAGGTCATTGAAGATCGTATGGACAACGACCCCGAATTTAAGAAGAAAATGAGGCATTTTAGCGCGGTATCGGACGATCTACTTTTACGTGCCGACTACGGCATGAACCCTGAAACGACGTACCAAAAGTACTCCCAAGGGGCTAACCGAATAGCGTTCATGTTCACCATAGGGCTTAACGCCTCTTCTGCGCTGGTCAACGCCTCGCAGATTCCTCTATTTGTGCTCCCGTACTACGGCGCTGAATATGGTTACGGTAAAGCAACCGCGGCTATAAAAGACGCTGCTTCCATAGTGTCCTCGAGCGGCACTACTCGTAAGTTGCGTGGGTTGGCCGGCGGCAAGCTGATAGACACTAAGAGTATGCCTAGCTTAGAGAACTACTTCACCCCCGATGCAGACGGGGTTTTACAACTCCGCACTGATCTCGATGTAGACGCTAGTGTAAAGTCGCAGTTGCGAGAGTTACAACCATTGGTGCAGTTGGCGCTAGACCGTAATCAGTTAAGTCAATCTATTATTAGCGACCAATTAGACATAAACCAAGCGGGTAAAAAACGTACTTTGATGGATAAGGTTACGTACTACTCCGCGTTTATGTTCCACAACGTAGAGCGATACAACAGACAGGTAGCACTCACCTCGGCCTATTTATTAGAAACTAATCGTATGAAAGCCGCCAAGAATGGGGCTGCCTTATCTAGAGCAGAGTTAGAAGCCGCAGCGGATACCGCAATGCAGCTCACTCAGAAGACTAACGGGGGTTCTGTATCTGAGACCGGCGCACGTTGGGGGCAGGGGGACGTTGGTAGAGTGGCGCTGATGTACAAACAGTTTGGCCTGAACATGTACTACACCATGCTAACAACTTCTAGGGATGCGTTTAGTGAGATACTCGGCAAGAAAGAAGGGTACACAGCGTTTAAGCAGATGCTAGGCATACATGCCACGGCCATATTTTTCGCAGGTATTCAGGGTGTACCTCTCTACGGCGCGTTCCGAATGATCGCTAATCTGTTCCTAGATGACGATGAGGAAGATATAGATACGCTTGTACGGAACTATATCGGTGAAGGGTGGTACAAAGGCGCCGTTACTGCTGCAACAGGGGCAGACGTGTCTCAACGCCTAGCCTTAACAGGACTACTTATACAGATGAACCGGTATAACCAAGGTGCATCCCCAGAGGAGAACATCCTGCATTACTTGGGCGGCCCTGCTTGGAGTACGATGAAAGGGTTCTATCGTGGGGCAGTTGACATACAACGCGGGGAATACGAACGAGGGTTCGAGTCTTTTGTACCTGCCGCTGTACGTAACGCATACAAAGGATTAAACAGGTACCCTCGGGACGGTGGGGCGCTAACTCGTCGTGGCGACCCAATATTCGATGATATGACTACAGGCGACCTAGCCGCACAGATCGTGGGGTTCGCTCCGAAAGAATATACGATGAACCAAGAACGAAACATGGTCAGTAAGCGTATTGAGCGGGCAGTTGTAGAGGAGCGAAGTGGGTTACTGAAGAAGTACTACGTAGCCCGCCGGATGCGTAACTACGCCGAGGCGCGAGAAATACGTAAGGAAATGCGAGAGTTTAGTCGGCGACATCGTGGGGCTAAGATAACCTCTGAGAGTATAGATCGGTCAATGGCACAACACATGCGTACTTCCGACAAGATGTACAACGGAGTTACGATTAACCCGCTAATGCGTAAGGCTCTAGAAGAGCAGCGAGACAAATGGGAATAGGGAACTTCTAAGACCCTACCGCTAGGTTGGAGAGGGGGGAGACCTAGCGGTAGGGGAACTACTTAGGAGAAAAACAGACGTTACCGTGTGGTAAGCGCCTAGGCGATATACTACACCATCCGCCACAGACGTACACCAATTTTATTGTTCTCGACCCGAACAACACTGCGACATGTGTACTCGTTATCGTTGGTTATGACTTCTAATTGCTTTATCGCTAGCTTAGTATTTATACAAGGTATAAAAATAGATGCGCCCACTACGAACGCACCCCAATTTATAACAATCCGAACCCCGTCGGGGTCTATGTCAGTCGCTCGTAGTATCCCCTGAGTCATCAATGTCCCCCACAGCGCAGTCAACTATTATCACGTCCTGTGCTCGTAACTCTACATAAGTACCCCTAGTTATACGTACCTTACGCTTCGTTGCGCCCATCTTACTAAATAACTCCTTTACAAAAGACGAGTAGTTTATCTGCTGTTTACCACACCACTCCCGCAGAGGTTTCGGTATCAGGTATGCCCGCTTAATATCTGTCTCGTACCTACCGACAATTTCTGTCACGGGCATCATATCAGGTATAACTAGTTCATCTAACCCATTGCCGTTCACCTTACGTAGATCCTGTGTGCTTTTTAGTTTAAGTATACGCCCCCAATGCTCCAAAATATAAAGCGATAGTACCTCTTCTACCCCACTGTCTAGGTCTAACATATCTTTCTGGTTGTTCTTTATTTGTCCAACTATCCATTTTTGGACACGTTTGACGGGGTAATCCACAAGCCCTAAGTTACGTGCTATGAGTAGTCCTGCTAGGGAGTTAGCCGCGTGTAACGACCACAGAATATCCTGCGGCGACAACGTACACAGCTCCTCTATGCGAGCGCGTATGTTGACCACTAACGCTCTACATTCGGCAATATTTTGCATGACATACTGTACGAATATAGGGCCGGCCCAACCGTAATTCTTAGTCAGCCCTAGGTTGTACTCAATAGCTTCTTCCGTGGTGCCAAAGTCTACCTTAAACGCCTCCACATCTAACACCCTACGTGCTTCTGCGGCGGGTGCGTTTTTATACATAGATATGCGCTCTACGAACGCGGTGTTTCCTGTACCTGCGGACAACATGGCCCAAGGCATCCCTCTAACACGTTCCTCGTTAGCCGAACCCTTCATTCGGTTACGCTGCTTACCCCCTGTTAGTTGGTAACACAGTACCGATAGCTCCTTGCCCGTAGAGTTAGTGAGTTCGTCTAACAGCAACGGTATGTTGTGGTATACCTCACCCCTATTCATGCGGGTGTTGTGCGTGTCGCTCTCATGGATCACTAACCCAGCGGGCTTTCCCCATATACTCGCGGCTCCTTTAAGGGCGGTTGTCTTGCCATAAGACCCCTTCTTAGAGAATATGTGCATGTGCGCGCAGTTCTCTGAAGTTACTAGCGGCATGAGTATCGAGCCGAAGCCCATACCCACAAGATACTGCTGTAGCTCTAACCCTTCCTTGTTTAGAAACTGCATGTTGTCTTTCCACCCCTGCAAAGAACCTCTTGGTTCTAGGTCAGGGAATAGCCCCGCAGTGGGTTTAGATGGCGGGTTAAAGTCTATCGTTGTCGCCGTTATTGATTGGTTCCCCAGAATAAAAGTGTCAAAATTATCGTCAGTCCATCCGAACTGGCGGTGTGCAAGTGTTGCCACAGAAGTCTCCTGTAATTCATTGACCCAAGTAGTTACGTACGTCATTAGTTTGTCCATCTTCATTACAGCTACGCCCTGTTTGGACATCTCTTTGCGAAACTCCTCCCTAGAAGTAACTGCCGTGAGAGGAATGTTAAACTCCCTAACACCGTCTTGCGGAAGATGTAGCCGCATCACGACAGACTCCCCAATTTCCGCATCCGTCAGCCTACCCACCACGTACAAGTCGTTGTGGTAAACGGACTCTTCTTCAACATCTCCGTCAGCATTGGACGAGCGTACGTACACTCCACCATTTGCCCCACGGAAATAAGGTTTCGGGTAAGTAGGGATGGTGTATGTATTGGTAGGAGCGTTCGGTAGCGTCAAAGATATTTCTTCTACTACAACGGCTTCCTGCGATTCCTTGAACTTAGCGCCTAACGATATAGGGGATTTTACTTTCCCCCAATTAGGGCAGTCGGTGCATACCCCCTCGTAATTAGAATCAAACGTACTGCACAGGTACGGCCCCTTTATGCGGTCGAACTTTTCTGCGGTACTTTCTTCGTCGTACTCAGGATGCCTACGAGATATGAGCTTTGCGGCTTTCTTACCGTCGGCGCAGAACTTGGCGATAGACAACCCAGCCCGCCACATAGGTTCACTGGTGTTTTCTTGGTCAGTGACGATTATCTCTAACTGCTTACACCCCCTGCCCTCCGCCGTCTTATCAAGTATGGCCTTGAAACTACTTTCTCTATCGCGTATCAGCGCATCAAGAAACGCACTAGTCGCGTCTTGTTCGACCTTAGTGGGAACAGGTATCGAGTCTATTCCTAACTTCGCAACGAACGAATCAAAGTCAATCCAATCCCCTTGCGTAACTACGGCAACTTCTTTAGGTGTATCTTGTTTGTGGTTGTGCGTTGACGGTATACGAAGTACTCGGGCGCAATCAGCAGTTACGGCAGGGTCGGCACGCAGGCCATACTCCGCCATTACTTTCTTAAATTGCGTAGCCGCGCATGACCAATCGTGTTTGGTAACGTATTCCTTGAGCATCCAGTATACGTGTACCCCGTAACCGGAATTAACTATCGTAGGCTTAGGTAGCCCCAACTGCTTACAGAACTTACGTAGTCCAGCTATGGCCTCTGACACATTGACATACTTTTTAGGGTCGTCCCCAATATCTAGGTCTACAAAGAACGCCTTGACGTTCTGCACTTCTTCAGCGGTTCGACTACCTGCGTCTGCGAAAGATCCTAACGCAAAGAAAGTATCCCACCCCCGTGAATCCCATATTGCAGCGGCGTCTACCAACTTCGCCCTACTACTAAAAAATACTTGTCGTCGATTTTCTTTTTCTTTTCCCCCGTCTTTCAACGCGAGCAGGCAATAGAAGTTCCCCTCCGCTAATGCCCCTCTCAAAAATGATAACGCGTCCATAATCCCCCCATGAAAGTAAAATAACTACGGTAGAGGAATCCCCCTACCGTAGCACAGAGGTAGACTATTCGTCGTCCCAATCACTCACTAGGTTTTGTAGGTCGGAGGCATCTGCTTTCTCGCCTTTGGGGGGAGCTTTTTTCTTAGCGGCTTTTTTTGGCGGGGCTTCGGCTGGTTCTTCGTCGTCGCCAAACAGATCGTCAGATCCGTCGTCAGGCAACTCCTTAGCCTTACCACCATCGCCTTTAGTGGCGAAAGGATTGTCGCTACCCTCGTCTTGGTCAAACCCTTCAACTTCCCCGAATGGGTTGTCAGCTTTCATCTCCGCGTACTGCACAACTTGCACAGCTTTCAAACGTAGAGATACACCGTGGTCACGCATGTTGTAAGGCACAAAAATAACTGCGAGGTTACACGTACTGCCGGTGGTTAGCTGAAAGTCTTCTGGTAGCTCCTTACCTTTAGCATCTACTTGCAGTGGCTTCTTAGTAGCTTCTGCACCGTACGCGCCCTTGAGTTTAGCCTTACCAATATACCGCCCGTCGTCGTGCTTCTCGAAAGGCATGTCTAACTTCTCAGGCCATTTCTTTTCACGCTTCTCGGCGTACGCTTCGGCCATGCACTTGAACAGCGCCTTAGCTTGCTCCTTGGTCATCAAGAACTTAGTCTCGTACGCAGCGTTTTCGGCCAGCGCGTCACACGGTACAGAACGGTTCTCTGCTTGGTCAAAGTGGTACGTACGGTTAATACGTGGGTATAACATTTCTACATTGTCGATCATTTGCATTGCTCATTCTCCTAAGAATGGTTGGTTGGATGTTCGTACCCTTCGACAATTCCAAAGGGTGACGAGGTTGCGCTTCGCTCATTGCTGGGCAAAGTTATTGCTTCGATTGTATCGGGGTGGCTAACCAAACCCGTAACAAGGTTTAAATCTGCTTCTTCAAGAGGACGTACTGGTTTGAAAAAGACTTTTGGTACCGGCGCGGATTCGTCGAAGTATATTTTTGTTACCACCGCTATAGCGGTTGTATTATGTTCGGATAAAAACTTAGCGTATTCCTTCAACGGCATATTGCCGCGAACAGTTTTACCAAAAATAGAAGTAGCTGGCAACTGAATTTGATAAACCACTTCTAAATCGTCCAACATAACAACAGCTATTCGCTGCGAAAACCTACATGCCCTACCGTTCCCCGACGAACCACGTACGTTCTGCGGGCAGTCCATACACCGACGACTCTGTACCTGATCCTCCGGCACGTCAGCGTCAGGGGTTTGTGTGGTGCTAGACCAACAAGTTGGTGCAGCTAACTTATCGGGATCAAACTCGCCAGAGAAGTAAGCGCGTGAAACTTTCGCCGCGTTGACAATAACACACTCGATAGCCGCCTCATTGTTAGAGAACATGCTGTCGCGTAAGCTAATCCTACGCATTACATATCCTCGTCAGGGTCAATTTCTACGGCGATAACATTATCGGCGGGGCCACGAATGTCCAGTTTAGGGGCATCTTCCGCGCCTGTTAGGGCTTGTTCTACGGCGCGTAAGTTAAACCGATAAGTTTGCCCTGCTTTTACATACGTCCATCTTGGAATATTCCCTGTCTTAACCCACTTCTGTAAAGTAGTTACTGCTAACCCAAAATGTTCGGCTAGTTTGTCTATGGTTACGTACGTTGTTTCGCTCATTACTTTTTCCTCACTGCTAGTGTGTATTCTGAATCGACGTTAAGCCCCATTGGGACTTTGTCGGGGTTTTCTTCTAGGTACTCTCGAACGTTCTTCTGATTCAAACGCTTATCGAGAAACTCAGGAACTTCATTCTCCATGATGAACTTGTGCATCGACTCCCAATCGCTCGTCCAATACCTAGTCTTGACCGAGCGATAGAATGTACCTTCGCCAGTGCGAATGCTCTCTATCCCGTTGTCGCCCAAGTACTCGAGTAACGCGTCTCGAACTGCGTCAAGCTGTGTCGCAAGCGCGCCGTCCGCTTCCTTAAACTCCTTACTTAACTCCGCACGTTTAGCCTTTATCTTATGGTGTACGCGCACCAACTGTTCCAAATCTATGTCTGTCATTACTTTTACCCCTCATTTTAGTGGAGTCTAAGTTTAACTACTTGGTTCTAGTTAGTCAACTACTTCACTGTACAAGTCTATCATTTTCGAGTGTACATCTATCCTATTATCCAGTAACGCGTATATACGTTGCTCCACGGCAGATCCTTGTAGCTGCACCACCGTACATTTATGTGTCTGCCCTGAACGATGTACCCGTGCATTGGCTTGTGCGTAGGTTTCCAGTGAGCTAGTTGGCGACCACCACACCACCGTGTTCGCTGCGGTAAGTGTCACCCCGTGCGCTGCGGATTGTGGTTGTATAACAAGTACTTTTGGGTTATCCGTTTCTTGGAACTGCTTAAATATCTCAGTTCGTTTTCTAGCGGGTACGTCGCCGCGTATAATGTCAGTCGTTATACCGTCAGCCCGTAACTTGTCTGTGAGTATGTCGATAGCATGTCTAAAAGGAACGAACACTAATATCTTTTTGCTAGACTCGTCGATTACTTCGCGCAGTACTTTGTACCTATGAGTAATGTCGAACTCTAGGGAATCTCCTGCGTCGGTGTACACTGCTCCGGCGCTTATCTGTAGTAACTTGTTCATCGCTACCGCTGCATTCACGGCGGTTATCTCTTCCCCCGCTGCTTGCATAACTAATTTCTCTTTAAGTATTTTGTAATACTTTTTCTGTTGTCGAGTCATCTCGACCTGTCGCTTCACATACACCATCGGCGGTAAGTCTAAGCACTCTTCCTTAGTGAAACGTATGGCTGGTTGCAGTGCCCTGAACACTGTCTCGGTAGCGTCGTGTTTCGGCACCCACCGAAACTGTGTCATTTTAATCATTACCATGTCGCGGAAAGAACTTGCAAAACGCGGAACTGTTTTGGGGTTTACCAACTTGGCGAGGCCATACGCATCCACTGGGCTTTGTGCGGCTGGCGTACCCGTCATTAGCCACAACCAAGTGTCAGGCGTGACTAACTTGTTAAGGGTCTTCCATCGTTTAGTCTGCGGGTTTTTATAATGCGTAGCTTCGTCGATGATAATGCAGTCAAACCCACCGGCTGCTATAACATCTTGCACTATCTCCACGCCGTCGTAGTTAATGATGACAAAGTCCGCGCCACCCTCGATTATCTTTCGGCGTTTTTCTTTTGCCCCATGCGCTACGTCAACCGTTCGGTGCATTGCAAACGTAAACAAGTCTGCTCGCCATGCGCTGTCCATAATAGACAAAGGGCATATCACTAACACGCGGTTGATCTTCCCTTGCTTCATCAAGTAGTCTGCTGCCCATATAGCACTGGCGGTCTTACCCGTACCCTGCTCGTTGAAGCAGAACGACTTCCTATTCATAGTAAGAAAACCGGCTGTCTTCTTTTGATGCTCAAACGGCTCGTACTTACCTGTCCACTTATACCTACCCTCTATAGGGGACGGCGCTTTTATGTCCATGTTGCGTAACGCCTTCGCTTCGTCTAAACCCCAATGTACAGCAACGTCTTTGTCTACCACCTTACTCTTTGGTATTACCGACGTTACTTTTTCTGGGTTACGCAGCCTAAGCAGTAGGGCTTTGTTTTCAAATATTCTCATTTTTTCTTCTTGTAGTTGCGTTTACGGTTAGCAGAAGAACTCTCTACCTTATACCCATCTTTGTTCGACCCACCTTTAGACAAGGCTTTGTTGTGCGAGACATCTTTGCCCTCACGTTTATCGGCACGCCCGTCACCGTTCTTGTCACCGCCATTCTTCTTGGCTTTTTTATCTAACGCACGCCTAGCTCGTTGGCGTTCCATCCTTGCTGCGTGTTCTTTCGTGCCCACGGCGGGGTTCTTCTGTGACTTGCGGTCTGCTGGATTCTTGTACGGCATTTTTAGTTACCTCGTTGTGTTTAAATATGCGATCAAACTCTGCGTTAAATCGCTCTAAGTTTGCTGGTCTTTGTCTACTACCCTTACTCATTTATTTCTCCCGTTGTGCGGACATTCTAAGACATCGCAATGCCTGTAACACAGCCCACTTGTTTTAGCGTTCCAAACGTCGTTATCGAGCGCTTCTTTCATCTGTAGGAACTCGTTGTTCCACTTATACCACTTGTCCCCGACCCGGGTAGAACTAACCTCATTAGTGATAAGTTCTTTTGCTACTAGGAACAGTAAGCCCCCCTTCACTCGCTCAACTTCTGGAAAGTGTTTGAATACTGCAAGAGCCATCAACTCCAGTTGCCCCTTGTCAGCGTACTTGGTGTTCTTCCCTGTTTTGTAGTCAACAACCCACGCTAACTTGTCTTCCCTGTTCAAGATAATAAGGTCAGCGATACCTCTGAACCACGCTTCGTCATCTTTGAACCCACACGGGCGGCGATCTTCAGTCAGCCCTAGTTCGTACTCACACAACTTCTCACCCTTAATATCTTTGAGGGCTTCGAGCGCAGGGATAACGTACTCGTACTTTTTAGGTACGGGTTTGTCATCGCGTATGTACTCCTCGCAGGCAAGGTGAACGTCTGTCCCGTAACGCATCGCTTCTGTTTCAACAGTCGGATATTGCTGCAATATCTTTGTGTGGTAGAACTGCTTAGGGCATTGTTGAAACGCCTTTATCTTACTGAACGACCACGGGACGATGTTACCTTTACTTGCCATTTTCAAACTCCCATACTGTTTTTAGTTTACGGTAGTTATTTCGAGCAGCATCACAAGCATCGGCAGCAATAGCAGCAACATGGGCAGCGTCATAAGCTGCCTTATCAGCAACATAAGCTGCATACTGGCTGGAGACTAACTCCTCCTTTGCCTCGTCAACTTCTTTCTTGGTTACCATCACTCTCTCCACTTTCATTTTCAAACACCCGCTTTAGTTTTTGGTATTTGACCCAAGCAGCATCAACAACAGCATCAGTAGCCTTAGCAGCAGCAGCAGCCTCATCAGCAGCATAAAGAGCCTTCCAAGCAGCAGCACAAGCCTTATCAACATCTTCTTGAGTTACATTCGAGCTATAATGATGATCCCCCATATTTAACCACCTGCGTAATTCATCACCCTTCATGATTTATCTCCTTTTGTTTCATCGTACTTGCGGTCTGCGTCAATTTCTTCTTGGCACGTTACGCATGTTAGTGGGTTCGGCATAGGGTCTAGTGAGACCAGATCCCCACAGTGTTGGCAGTCAAAGTGATCTTCCATTATTCGCAATCTCCATAAGCTCTAGCCGCACCGCTCTCACATTCTAACGGCAACCCTTCACACCATGCAGGTACATGACGCATACACTGCTCCACATACGCTTGCCCCTCGGACAACTCGTCGTCAGGTACGGCAACGATAAGACTATCGTGTACTGTCATAAGTACTCGGTACCGCTTCTCGATAAGTAAAAACTGCTCGCCGATAATAACGCGTGCAAGTGCTTGGCAGATGTTCTCTGTCATCGAGCCACCATAGATGCGCGCTCGGCCTTTACGTGTTTTATAACTGAACTCCTTACCCTTCTCGCCTTGCTCGTAGTCCAGTTCGTCGTACCGTATAGCAAGACCGTTGGGTAACATGACATTAGTCCCGTCTACGGTAATGAGGTTGTTCTTACCTATGGCGCAAGGCTCCCGATTAAACATTTTCACTAACATGTTCTGGCAGTCACGCCAAAACTGTACGATCTTCCAATTCTCCTCACGATAGATTTTTATAGTGCGTTGTGCTTCTGGTAAGTCTATGACAACTCCTGTCTGTGCGCGTAGTTGTTCTTTAAAGCGTGGCGCTCCCATACCATACCCCGCGCCCAGTATCGTAGTCTTGCCGACGAAACGCTGCTCCTTGGTAACGTCTTTCTCGTCCGCCGCGTATATCTTGGTGGACATCTTTTTATATACGTCTTTCTTATCACGGAACGCTTGGACTAAATCTTCTTGCCCTGCTAACCACGCCAACACTCGCGCCTCTATCTGCGACGAGTCACAGTCAACTAATGTGTATCCTTTGGGAGCGAGTATACCTTTCTTGAGTTTCTTGCCGTCCTTACCACGACTCGGTAAGTTCTGTAGGTTTATCTTATCATCACCACCCCACCGCCCAGTATGTGCGGCGTAGTACTTAATAGGTACAGGAAGTAGTCCTCGTTTGGATATACCGATAAACCTCTCGGTACGAGTTTCTTCTAACGTAGACTTAGTACCCAGCCTTGCAGCGACTAACGCTTGTACTTGTGGGTTAGGGTGTTCGGCTAAGGCAAGAAACCCTTTATCGGTTTTCGCAAACGCGAACGTTTCTTTACCCGTACTAGGGCTAATCTTTAACGGCGGGGCTACGCCCTGCTCGGCCAACAATGCAGCAAACTTAGGGTTACTCATAAGTTCTTTCTTGTCAGTGGCGCAGTTCTGTAGCAGTTCTTCTTTGCGAGTCTTAACGTCCTGCAAGTGCAGGTTAAGCATAGTGCCGTCAAGTTCTAGTACTGGCTCGACAAACATACGCAGGGTAGCGTGTATAAGCCTTAGCTCAGACTTGGGGAAATCTTTGCCCATGAGTCTAAACAAATCAAAACATATCTCAACGTCATCTACGCAGTAGTCACCGTATGCAGATAGTTCTTCTACGGTAAAATCTTCTCGGTGTTTTCCCTTGGCGTCCGCAACGGCTGTACCCTTGGGGCGTAACCTATACTTCGTAGCAAGTGCCGCGAGAGACCCACCAACTTCCACCCCATGAATAGCACGGGCAATACACAAAGTGCAGGAATAGCGGCGAGGATAGATATTGTAATGCCAACCAAGAACAGCGCCATCGAACATATAATTGTGAGCGACAACCAAACTATTTTGCCAATCGAAACTATCGAGGAATTGTTTTGTCTCTTCATAAGTACCACTCGCCCATTGTGTTGGTTGGTTGTTTACTTTCACGCCTACGCCGATAACTTCAAACCGTTCGTCGCGTATGTATTCTTCCGTGGTCATCTTAAATAACGAGAAGTCCTTATCGTAGTACGTCTCGAAGTCTAGGGTTATCAAGTCCATCACAAGACCCCCCGCGTTTTGGCAGCAGCTTCGCCACTTAATGCAAAATACGCAGCACCGTCTTCGTAGTTATCTTGTCTATATCCGCCTTGTTGGCTACGTACAGCCTTCAACAAGGTCATGAATAACCACCCACGTTCTTCTGTATCTATGCGACCGTCGCCAGTAACAGCGTTGAATGCAGCCACTGTAGCAGCCATAGAACGTTCACCTTCAGGTTGATCGTACGTATCCGCACGATCTTGCATATGCGCTGCGGCTGCCGAAAGAAATTCGTGTGCCTGCGGGTTTTTTGAGACCTGTTCCTCGCGTCTAGTAACGACGCGATCAGGTATTGTTTTGCCTGTAGTAGCTTTCATGTCATTCTCCCAAATGATGATTATAAGTTTTCTAAATTAAAATCAAACTCCAGTTGGTTAGGGTCTACATACTCACCGTTAAGCATAGCTTTCACGTCGTGCATGTTCTCCTCGTTGACTACCTCCGATACTCCCCCGCTCACGAGTATGTGGTACAAGTTCTTCTCTTGCAGTGCGGTTGGTTTGTTCTTCCCCGCCTTGCATTCAAACGCAAAGAACTTCCCCTCGTAGCACCCAACTATGTCCGGCACTCCGCTCTTACCATACCCGCCAGTGGCAGGGTAGAAGTAGTAACAATCCAACTCCTTTAGGTAGCTAGTTACTACCTTTTTTACTTTCGCTTCCGGTGTCATCGCCATCTACAGCCTCCGATAATATTTTATGGACTTCTTCTAACGCTACAGCAATACGGTATAGAGAGTTTTCCGCACGAAGTATTGCCTTTAACGCTGCGTGTTCATCGCCGTTATTTTTCATTTACATCCTCTCCCTCAATCGCTAGCCAATAACAATCACGCGAGGAGCGTCTACCTACTCGCGAGATATAATCACAACTACCGTCCTCGGGGTGCATAACTTTGAGCACAGCAATTTTCCTTTGTGCCCACTCGGGCAGTTCATCAAAGGAATCGTATGCCGCTTCAAGGGGTATGTCAATACCTTTGCGCGTCGCCTCGTTTGCCATCAAGACACAATTGATCTTGCCATCAAAATACGACACTACCCAGAAGTTATTATAGAGTAACATCCGGTTCGGTAGTTCGCGTCTCATTACTTCCCTCCCCACGGGCGGGTGTTATCCCGCTCCCGTTTGTTTTGGTTTTCGATGATGATACGAAGATGCGTAATGTCTTCACTGAGTTCGTGCAGTTGCAGTGAACGTTGTTGGTGTAGCCCATCGACGTACCACATACCAAAGCTAACACCCACCACGATAACAACGATCACTATTGCGTCTAGTACCTTAAACATTTTTGCATACCTCCGGCTTAACATTGTGCAAGTAGTAGTTCTTGTAGGCACACTGCATACCTACCATGTGGACGTAGTCTCCAACCCCTACTACTTCTAACACCGCTAACTTGGCGCGGAGTTCTTCTGGTAGAGTCTCCGCGTCGTAACAGTACGTGCCCTCGGTACCGTATACCATAAACTGTTGTTCCTTAGTTATGGGGCTTACGAACGGGCGTACAAAGATAGGATCTTCGGCCAACGTTTCGTGCTCCAATATGCGTGCGTATACATCTTCCCACTTCTGTAATTCGGCGTGCATATAGCGATCGTCTGGCACGACAGTTCTTCGCAGGTGTGCAAGTGTTTCTTTCCATATCGTTTTCTTGCGATCCCACAGGTCAAGTACGTCGTACAACTCCGTGTTCCGCCACTCGCGTTTAAGGTCGTCAAAGTGGTCAATCGCCTCTAGTCTAAATTCCTTTATCTCGACGCTGGCGTTCATATCTTCCGTATAGGGTAGTAGCGTTTCTTTAGCTATCTTAACGGCGGTTTTTAGGATCTTACTTTGGCGACGGTGTTTGTCTATGCCCAAGCGTCTAACCGAACAAATACTAGGAGCGGTTACAGTAAACCGTGGTTCCTTTCCGCCTTCGTCGAACTTGCGGTAGTCTTTATACGAAAGCCTACCCCTACAAAAAGTCTCCCCCTCAACAGCTACCCATACGAGATCTTCTCCCCCTCCAAACGACGATCTAATTAGCAAGTACGAGTTAGGGATAGCTCTTTGTACTGCTATAGCGAATTGACGCAGCTCGGGTTTTGTATCTGGCAGGAAGTTCGGCTGAGAAAAGTCCACTCTTTTTAAGGTGTCTTCGTGTACCCACTGGTTTGGGTAGTCCTGAACTTTGCTTGTGTTAAATAAAGTCATAATGATTTCCTTACAGTTTAAGTTTAGTTTGTGGGGTACATGTACCCTATTTTTTGTAGTGTTTGGCTACCAAGTTCTTGGTGTACCTTGCACGTTCTGCTAAAGCGCACTTGTCATGCGCGGTAAACAACTTAGTGTAGTCACTAGGCTTACCGCCTAGGTTGCGAGCACGTTCGGCTGCGCTAGGAACTAACACTATCTCTGTGTTGCATATCCTACACTTCATCGTCTTCCTCCTCTGGTTGCCAGTCCGCAGATACTAGGCGTAAGCCGCCGTACATGCCGCCGGTTTTCTTAGTGGTGAGCATAGCGTCAACTTCTTCTTGTGACACTGCGTCTAGGCGCTGTAACAATACCGTTAGCCTACCTAACACTTCCTCGTAGGTGTACGGAGCGACCATGTTGTTGTCCTCGTCGAACAACTCGTCGGGGTGTTTATCCGACACCAGACTACTCACGCACATCACGAACTCTCGATCATCCATTGTCTTGCTCCTCCCTACGTCGCTGCTTGTTGGCCGCTTTCTTCGCGGCTTTGCCAGTAGTACCGGCATGGTTTTTGTTGTGCGCGTAACGTCCGTTAAGGTCTAGGCGAAACTTTGCATCGGTGCTGCGGTAAGTTCTACTCATTGTCTTGCTCCTGTATCTTGTTGTGGATTTCTTCGCGGTCAATACGAACGTTCGGCGGTGCGGCAATACCAATACGTACACGTGGTACGCCTGAGTAATGGTTGTTATCCTCGATAGCAAGTACCGTCACACGTATGTTGCCGTTGATTACAAGCGTCTCGCCTTTCTTTCTAGTTAGAACTAACATAACTTCTCCTCGGTTGGTTGGTTGATTTTCTGAAGCCTGTTCCCATGTCACATGTTCCCAGACTTGATGTGCAGTACCTTACCTACGGTAGGTTGTGCACGTTTGTTGTCGAGTATGCACCACAGCAATGGTGCGTCCCACGTACCCCAGTCACCACCTAGATACCCGTCAGTGATGTTGATGATGGCGGTAGCCTTGATAGACTTGTCAGCCATGTACTCGTTGACACACCGCACGTTGGTGCCGCCACCGTCACGGGGCTTGGTACTCTTTGCGATCTTGTGTATCTCGTCACGCTCGTACACCTCGTCGCCTACTACCTCACTACCCCAGTACAGTATGCGTACCCGTTCAGGGTTAGTTGTCTCGCATACATGTACCAACTCGGTGAGTATAGTGCTCCATGTACGTGGGTTACATGTTGAGTACGATGTATCAGCAAGTACTACTAGCTCGTCAATACTCTCGGACTCACTACTCGGCATATAAATACCCATGCCTAAGTACTTACGGTTAGGTCGTGCCCACGTAGCGTAGTCGTTACCCTTACACGTTGATGCCACGAACTCACGTAACACCTCACGCCAATCTACCTGCGGCTTGAGTAGTTCTTCGATAGCACGGTTGCCACCACCCTTGCCCATCTTACTTGCAGCAAGTGCTCCCTTGCGTAGTGTCTCGTCTATCTCGATCTCCAACTCACGCTTGGTATCATCGTCAAGTTCTTTTGCCTCGTCGAACTTGCGGTGGTCGTCCCACCCGCCGTGACCAGTAGTACCGTCGCCA